TTTTCCTTATAAAGCTTAATGGAAATCTCAGGGCGGTCTTTACCTTTGATTCTCCACTTATAACCTTTTTCTTTATGCTCAGGCTTAGTAGTCTTTACGACTCTACGCTTGTATCCAGATTCCCAAGATTCAGACTTACCAGGTCCTTCATCCATCTGACCTGGAGTCATCTTCTTGGTGTGCTTAGTATACTTATCAGTACCAATCTCGTAGTACTCTTTAAACCGTTGCATTATCCACGCACCTTTGCAGCTAGATCTTTGTCTGCTTTGCCCCAGGTACCAGAAGACTTGGTTACAAACGAATTGACCCGAGCCATTCCCCATTGTTGAGGAGTGGTCCCGGGTCTATGTCCTGTCTTCCATGCGGCTACACCACGATTATAAACCTGACGCAAAATACCTAACGGCATTCCACTCTTCTCGGCTTTTTTCTTTAATCCTGCAGCTGCGTCTTCGTTAAGATATGATTTAAAGGTAAGCATGAGCTTCTCCATACATCTGCTTAAATTTTAATGTGTGCTTGGATGGCTTAGTTTTAGCAGACTTATCTCCAGGTGCAGGCTTATATGCCTTGGGATCATCATCAGCCATCTTAGCTTGTTTCTTGAATTGCGCGTCTCTTTTAACTTTAGTAGACTTGGAAAGACCTTTATGGTATGCAGCAGGCTGAGAACCTTTACGATCCTTGATATCAGGGTCTTGTGCTTCTGGTACACAATTAGGAACTTGCTTACCATTTTTGGTTTTCATTCCTACTTGTTTATAACCACTCCAACACGCTTCCTCTACTGCGTCTAACCATACACGCTTTTTATTACCATCAAATTCTACAATCAGATAGTTTGAACCGCGGTGCTGTACGGTACCAACTTCTTCTGATTCCTTTAACCGAACCGAACTGCCAACAGCATATAGTTCCCCGCTAACGTAGCTCTCACGTGTTTCGGAAACTGGCGCCAGCATAATATGTTGAGCAAATGATTTATTTTCATTGAGATTCATTCCTTTTCGAACTGCATTAAACAGATCTTTTGCTAAGGAGTCATTTGCACCTTTAGGAAGACCCATAGAAAATTTACGGAAATCATTGTTCTTGGCATTTTCACGTTGCTTAGAAGCAGACATTCCTGATACATCATCTGAATCAGGGTCACGATCGCCGGCAGATACAACCTTAATTGTTTCGAAATCGTATTTGCCATGACGTGCGTCGACACCATTATACTTTTTAAGTAACGAATCAAATTCTTTAATTCTATCGGAACCAACAACCATCACCAGGTTCTTGTATCCTTTTTGGCTCATATGTACTGCTGCCATAAGAACGTTTTTGATGCTCTTATTGAGCATAATATTACGCGCATGCTTAGGAAACATCTTGCGCATAAACTTTACTTTAGTTTGATAATCCAAAGGATTCTTTTTAGGATCAGCAGATTGTGAAGCAAAGATAAAATAGTCTTTGCCTCTTGCAGTAGATGCAAGCTTATCCAGTAACTTTTCATGACCAGTCGTCGGTGGATTAAATCGTCCAAAGACAAGATAACCTACGGAGGACTGTTCTTCTAGATATCGCTTAAATCCATTAATCATAATTTATCCACGCCTTCTTTGCACGTCTAATTTACGCTTACTAGGCAGCAATCTCTTTGAGATAAATCCTGTAACGTTTTTGGCTCTGTCTAATCTTTTCTCAACTCGTGCTTTTTGAGAAATGGACATGTCTTTTTTAGTTTTACCGCCATAATATCTTTTAGTTAAAATATCTCTAGCAGTTCTACGACCTCGTCTTTTTAATCTGTCAAGAGTGGCAGGACGACGTAATGCAATTTTTCTCTGTCTTTGAATTTGTTGTTTACGTCTCCGTAAAGCAATAGACTTTTTACGTCTAGCTTGAAAAGACAGTACTTCAGAAACGGGTAAAGACTCCCCCTCACTAGGAGAGGAAGTCTCAGCTACAACGGAGAGGAAGTCTTTAAACCCAATCATATTAGAACTTGAAGCCTACGCCAATTTTCATACCATCAGCGGTAGTGGTCCAGTCATTGACTGTGGTGTCGTCACCGTCGTCAACAACGTCTACAGACCAACCGTAGCTAACAGATACGGAAGCTTTGTCGTTCAATGCGTGCGAGTAACCGATACCATAGGAAGCACCGCCCCAACCAACAGCGATTTCGCCATCAGAAGCGAGGTCCATGGAACCACCCAGCCAGATGTACTCACCGCCGATAATACCGGGAGTGATATTCAGGGTTGGGTTCAGGGTTACGTCACCCCAGGTGTTACCGTCACCACGACCAATCAGGTCTGCACCGGATGTTGCGCCCCAAGCATAGTCGATGCTAGTATCGAGGGAAGCAAAGCCCAGGTCCATACCAGTGCCGAGACCAATCGAATAGTCGTCAGCAGCGTTGTCACCACGGTCATTGAGTGTGAAACCTGCATCTACACCAAAGCCAGCAATACCCAACTCTGCACCCAGCGTCCAATTGGCATTACCTTCCAGATCGGTAGATACGCCGAGAGTTGCGTTGGATGCAAGAGCAGATCCATTATCAGTAGCATCTTGTGCAATTGCAGGAGCAGCTACGGTCATAGCCACAATTGCGGAAATAAGATATTTCATATCGTTCCTCTTTATTTACTCCAACCCGCTAAAATAGTTGGGTCAAAGTTGCTTGTTGAAAATTCATAACGATTCACCAGCTTAACAGCATTACCAGCCAGCTTATCAATAGCGACGTAACCTTCAGGCTCAGTTGATCTGAACCCTTTGGTTGTTTTTAAGAACGTTTTAATGTTCTTAATACTGTTCAGTTTATTTATAAGCAATAACTTTGCGGCCACAATCGACTTTTGAAGGTCAAACATGGCCTTTAAGCTCTTTTTATTATCAGGAGAGAAGAACTTCATAACTTCTTCCTGTTTATTTTTCCAGTTTTGCTTACCTTGTTCAGACTTTTTAGAATCAATTTCTTTCTGATATCTATCTTTGATAAACTGAATAAGATTTCGTACATGTTGAGTAGTATCACCAATCTGAGCACCTTTACGTACAAACGTATTATTAAAGGTCTCTATAATGCCTGCTAAGTCTTGATTGGCTTCTAGTTCACGAAGAGTAGAGCCTTTAATCTGATTGAACAGCTTACCTGCTTCAGACAAATGTCTGTTTACTGCTGAGGTTTCTTTATCAGATAACGTAGCTACTCTTGTTAGATCACGAAGCATTGCATCCTGTTGCCAAACATCAGCAGTCTTTTTTAGCTTAGTAACATCTACTCCGTAAGAGGCTTTCATTGTTTCGAAGCTGTCTCCGACGTAGGTTGTGTGCCAGACAATTCCGACTTTCGCTCTTTTAATTTCTTGAGCATCCTTGCTGTTCTTTTCGATAGCATAGACAATCTTATTAGGATGAAACGTGATGTAATCCACTCCATCGATCTTTTCGGATTTAATATCAGATTTTGTAAAAAGTAAATCACCTTGAATAACTCCTTTGATACCAAGATTGGCAAAATGTTTTAAAGACAACTTTAGTTTCTTAGCAAGGTCGCCAGAAGTGTCGGCATCAACTTCAGCATCAGTCTTATACACTTTAGGATTTTTATTGAAGATACCTTTCTTTGCTACAAAGAATTTTCCGTCTCTAGGGTCAGTACCAGCAAACACAGCAGGTGCGCCATCCCATTTTACACTGACATTACCGGAGTGATTGCCTCTCATCATGTCACGAAGTGATCTAAGAGCTAGAATAGCATCACGTGTACCTTTAACCCCACCATAGAGAACCTTGTCCTCGATGTGGGTCATGTGTGTGTTTTTCTGTTCGGCTACGAACTTTTTAAACGTTTTCATGCGAACGGATTCTTCTTTCTGCTACCAGGCTTAAGAGAGTAGGGTGAGCTAGGCATGTGTGTGATCTTAACCTCTATTTGTACTTCATAAAACTGCGATCTAGTAGATACACGAATTTTAAATGGGCCAGTGCCAGAAAGCAAAGGGACATTACGTGGTGCACCTAGCGGATTGCGCTTACCAATCATGTAAAAGTCATCAGCAGCCTGCATATAGTGTGCTGGCTCAGCTTTACCAATAAGATAGTGGTCAGTTACCAGTTTACCTAAGTCTACATCATCCACAGACATAATGTAGCGGTTAATACCGGGCTGAGCAAAGTATTCTTTCATTACGTCAAGTGGAACAGCATTTGGATCTTTTAAGCCGCCTTTGTTTGTAGGAATCTTAGGATTCTTAATGCCAGAGAACTTAGCAATAGCTCCGATAAACTCTTTGGCCTGTTGAGATTTGTTGATTTGCTCAACGGCGAATTTAGCTGTTGGGGTAGTGTAAGTTGTATCCCACTTACGACCGTCAAAGAAGATACGAGGGTTAGACAGATTGTCTGTGTGGTTCATCTTGACTTCAAGCCAAGTAGTATTACCGCCACGCTCCAGCTTGACGTCAGGATAAGCAGCTGATACCCGCGGACGTTCTGCAGTTACACCTTCTAAGCTATTAATGTAATCTGCAACATCTTTTTCATAGCGATCTGATTTAGCAGATTCGCTAATGTAGCTCTTAAACTTTTTCATCTTAGAAATCATCCAGTAAGATTAGATCAAAGATTGCGCCAGCACCATTATTACCAGAAGTTGCTCTAATTTCAATATCACTCTTTTCTTCCAATTTTAAAGGAACTGGATAATCATAAGTTATTGGTGTACCTGCTGTACCAAATTTACCTTTAATATTAAACGAACCACCAAAAGGTTTAACCATAATACTAAAATCGCCTGGAGCATTTTGTGCTGATACTGATCCCTGAAACTTTTTAAGGTATGCAGTTTTATTTGCGGGAACAGTGTATAGAGCCATTAATGTTTGACCCTTCTCTGCTGAAATGCGGGCCAAGGTCTTACCATCACCGTTGATATTAATTATTTCATCATTAGCTGAGTCATTAGAACTAACCACTAATGCCCTAAACACTCTTTGAAATTCTGAAGTGCCGGTAGTTCCTGGGCTTCTGACAGCTGTAATAGTTTCAGTCAAAGGTTCATAGTTAGCATCTAAACCTTGAATTTCAATTTCTTTACCGCTGTCTGCAACGTCTGTAGCAATAACAGTAAGAGTAGTAGCTGTGCTTGGATACTGATAGAGATTTCCTGCATCCCAGATGGTTTCAGTAGTACCACCCACAGCAGTGTTATATCCAAACTTGTTGATATGGGAGACGCCTTTGGTCTGTCCATTCGCAATGCGAATTGCTTCAGCCAACTGCGAATTATCGAAGTATCTAGAGAATGCCATTTTGCCCCATTAAATCTAAAAAGTCCATTGATGCATATATTTATAGAAAAAAAGGAGCTAAGATATTAGCTCCCTTTCATTTTCATATATGCTTGTTTTACCCCGTTTTTATCTTGAATAACTAGATCATAAGAGCTTTTACCTTTGGACTGTAGGTGTCGATTCACCATCATAACCAAATTAGAGGCGAACCGAATGTCCGCCTCGCTAGCAACGTAATTCATAGACCAAGAACCTTTTCGACTTCACGTTGGTTAGTTGGAAGGGAACCGCCGTCACGAAGATGATCGACAATCTGTTCAAAGTAGAACGCAGGGTCTTCATAGCCAGCTTCAGTCAGAGCTTTAGTGGCATATTTGAAGAATAGTACAGTACCCATACCGCTGTTGTCGTTGGCTGCGGCACGGTAGGTTTTTGCGGAACGTTGGTTACTCATAATTCAACCTCTGTTTCAAAGTAGTGATCCCAAAAGAGCTTAGCAGCTGCACGACGACCTTCTGGTGTGTAAGCTGCGGCGTGATAGTCAAATCCGCGAGAACGAGCAAAGTGTGCGATACGGAGTACGGTGTCGGACTCTAACTCTGACATTTTGTCATCATACATTATGTGAGCTTCCATGTAAACCCCCTAATTGTAATCAGACCAGAATTCATTCCACATTTCGTGGATGGATTCGGTGATGTACTCGACATCAAGGTTAAGGACGCTGTGCTCACGGGCCACTTCGAGACCACGATCTACGGCCTCAGAAAGGTCCTCACACTCAGGAATAATGTCTACAACATATTCCCAGACCTGGTTTTCCAGGTCCATAGCGAATTCTTTCATCATACCCATAATCTTTCTCCTTACATCATCTTTAGGTCATCAACGTCTGCAACTTTTAAACGAGCAGCTGCACGCTCTTCCTTGTCAGGGTCCCAGGTCTCGATATACTCGAGAGTGTCCGGACCACGATCCAGGATTTCTTTCCATGCAGAGTCCATGGTATTAACTTGCACAAACTCGTCAGAATCTTCAAACTTGATGAAGATCATTTCTTGACCAGTCATATCAACACGTTCAATCATCATATTATCCTTAGTCAGTTGCAGCGTCAATCGCTTTGAGTTCAGTTACACGACGGCGAATAGCATGGTCGGCATCATTAAGCTGACGAATCCATGCGTGGTTGATCTTACGTTCCTTACATTCTTCAGACATACGCCACTGAGCGATAATCCCAGCAGCTTGCAGAAGTTCAGCTTCAGAACCTTCAATCACACAGACGTTGTCTGCGATGATACGGTTTACTAGATTTTCCATCATATGATGTCCTTGTGTTTGTGTATAGTAGTAATATAATCATTCCTACGCAAAAGTAAACCCCCAGAGTGATTAATTCTGGGGGTTGTGATATTTTGGTTACAGACCATTAATGGTGTTGTATTCGGCTTCGAGTTTTTCTAAGTCGGTAAAGGAACCGGAGAATTCGTAAACTGGGTTACCGCCGGCTGGTCCAACTTCCATGATCATTTTGGCGTCGCAGTTAAAGAGTGCGGCGAAATCATGAACCTGTTGTGGGGTGGCTTCGTGGGAGATGTCGAGGTGTACGGAAAAACTGGAGTAAGACATAATGTATCCTTTCTGTTGAACTATCCTTTGTACAACATCTACGATACAATGTAAATCCCCTTATCGCACAAAATGCAAACTTTTTTCAACAATGTCGATATCTTCAGGATTATTCACTTCCCAAAAGTCAAAGTGCAGTGGATTCATCTTCATACAGTGAATATGATATCCGTTGTCGATAAACCGTAGCTGTTCTAATCCTTCAGTACGTTCCAGCGCTGACTCTTGCATCATCGAGTATTCAAACAAGGCTTCTGGCTTGTATGCGTACATACCAATATGATAGTACATAGGAATCTTTTCTGATGATGATAGTACGTTAGTTAGATTAGCGCCATATGGAATCATCTCTTTAGAAAAGTAAATTGCTTTGTCATCTGTATCAGTTACCACAGTTGTACCACCTGCTTTACCCTCTGCACGACAGTCTAGGAATCGTTCTGCAGTTTCCACATTCATTCGGAATGTTGGAGTGATCACATCAAATGGTTTATCGAAAGCTGCCATCCGCTCATACTCCTCCATCATCATACTGAATACGTAGTCAGGGATAAGTGGCGAATCACCTTGAAGATTAATTACATAGTCAAACTCTTGACTAAACTCTTCACCATGCTTATCAATCAATTTGATCATAGCCTCAGCAACACGCTCAGTACCATTCTTGTGCTCCGGACTAGTCATCACGTATTCTTGATTGATCTTAATGCATAGGTTAGCAATCTCACGATTATCAGTGGCAACATAGACAGGAAGACCTGTACGCTTACCAGTCTCAATGGTCTGTTCCAGTACGGTCTTGTCGCCCAGCTTCTCTAACATCTTGCCCGGGAATCGGCTGGAGTTATAACGTGCAGGAATAATAATAATTGGTTTTAGTCGCATTAGTCAATCCCCAGTGCATCACACAGAGTACGAATGTCTCTGCATACCATTTCAAATTGTGGAAGGTTTAGGCTGTTTGGTCCGTCAGATGGTGCGTTGTCAGGATCAGGATGAACCTCGACGAAGATACCATCTACATTTTTGGTTGCAACAGCGGCCCGAACAAGAGCGGGTACATAATCCCGATTGCCACCAGAACTAGTCCCATTGCCACCGGGTTTCTGTACAGAATGAGTGGCATCAAAAATAAGGGGAGTAGAATAGCTGTCAGCAATGTACTGAAGACCCGTAAAGTCATTAACAAGGGTATTATAACCAAAGCTAGTGCCACGTTCAGTAATCCATACATTCTCGTCTCCAATCTTGCTAATAATGCCGGCGACGTCCCATGGTGCTAGGAACTGACCCTTCTTTACGTTAACGATCTTCCCAGTGCCTTTTGCTGCCAATAGTAGATCAGTCTGCCTGCACAGGAAAGCAGGGATTTGTAGCACATCAACAGAACTCTTGATTAGAGCTGCTTGTCCTGTAGTATGTATATCGGTTACGATCTTACATCCAAGCTCTGCCTTAATCTCATCAAAGATAATCATGGCAGATTCTAATCCCACACCACGCTCAGATCGAAGTGACGTACGATTCGCTTTATCGAAACTTGCCTTAAAGTAATATTCTAAACCGTATTTCTCTGCAGCATTCTGACAGAATCTTGCCACGCCTAGTGAGTTTCTTTCTAACTGGCATGGACCAGCAATAATTTTCATTCTCTATTCTCCCAGGCTTCTTCAAAGCCTTCATCATTCACTTCATGATTATGCCATACCCTTTTTGTATAGCTTGTTAGTATATATTCAATGTCACTATCCGTGAAGTGCTCAGGCATCAGGTAACCCTTAACCATCCAAAATAACCTAGCTGCTTCCTTTCTCTTACTCACTAGGTAATTCTTTATACCAGTTTTTCAAGAATGGAAGATGATCCTTAAGAATCGTTGCACACTTATAAGCAACTTCACGGTGTTCCTTCTGGGTACCATTGCCACACCGTAGTTCACAATAGTGAATCCAGGAACGAATGCTGCCTTTCATGTACATGCGAGATTGCATATTACCTTCTGGCAATACTGCACGTGCTTGTTCCTTGGCGATACCGTTTTCAATTGCCCACTTATATGCAAGGTTTGCTTCATGAACGATTTGTTTTTGTTTGGCTTCCCATGCCCACTTCAGTTCATCATCATCCGTCTCAATGGAGTTCTGGCGATTCTTCTTGTCCTGCAGTCGTGCCTCACGCATGTACACAGCCAAGTCCTTAGTAGGATCGGCATACCGTTGACTAAACTCTTGAAATGAAAATGAACGGTGCCGAAGAATCTGACGAGCAATGTCCCGTGTAGTATTGATCTCCATCACCATATCAACCATCTCGAAAGGCGACCAATGCTTGTGCTCAATCAGATAACTCAGTAGTTTCTCCGATGGAGCTGTACTATTCTGATTGTTGGGGTTGGAGACTCGAGCACAATACACGATCAAGTCTTGTGCAGACATCTTCTTGCCTGTACCATCTTGATAAGCATTGATCATGGAAGAGGTGATGCCAACAGGAAGAACGGTTTGATTCATTTTTTAATCCAATACCAAATATTATCTGGACCAACTTTATAGTCCGTATTAAATTGAGATACTGCCATTCTAACTTCAATCATGTCTATATCATGACCAGAAACTAAGCAGCCTTTTTTTACCTTTGGCTCCCACAGTTTAATATCTTCAAAAACGCTGTCGAAACTATGACCCGCATCAATAAACACAAAGTCCAAAGAATTATCTTTAAACTTCTCTGCAGCCTGATTAGTAAAGCTACGAAGAATCTTAGCTCTAGAGCCATACGGCTGACAAAATTCTACTAATTCATTATACCAAGAAAGGGGTTTGGTTTTTAGCAAATCCTTGTTAGTTTTTATATTTTGGGCTTTCCAGTCTTTGTCAGGGAAGAAAACATCTACACCAGTTAGCTCTAGATTCGGACACTCCCTAATAAGATGTTTAAACGTTGGTCCCCTAAGAACCCCCAGCTCAACTCCTTTTCTATAATCATTTTTTTGTATTTGTTGCTGTAGCCATAATCGTCTATTCATATTTTAAAGTCCTTAAATTTATCGCCAGAAGGGGTTTTATCAAATACCGGTACGCCATCATCAATGACGTCTTGGTGAGCTTCGCCTACGTCGTATAGTCTCATCTTAGACCTATCTATACCTACCACAAAGCGCTTATGCTTACCAGGATCATTGTATCGATTCTTCAACTGCTTAATAGAGATGTGTCCAGCTTTCTCCATCTCTTCATTCGAGATAAGTGCAAACATCAAATCGGCAGTAGCAGGTAGACCAAACGATTCAGAGGTATCTTCCAATCCAGGATCAGAGCTACCGTAACCAGATCGGGTAGTCTGCGTTGCACTAACCAGCGGAACATTAAACTCTACTGCCAAGCCACGTAGTTCTTCTGCAATAGCTTTGACGTAGGTGTAGGAGTTGATCGCACCACCCATCGACTTCATACGTGACGATGCACAGATGTTTAGATAGTCGATAAAAATAATATCTGGCTCGAATGAACGCTTCAACTTCAGTTCCTTGAGGAGTGCACGGAAGTGACCAACGTGTGCTGCACCTGTTGGATACTCTTTTACAATCAGCTTACCAATAGTCTTGCTCTTCAGATTGTCTACCTTTTGCGTAAACATAGGCTTAGACATTTTATCCAGTTGATCGATAGGAATGTCAAGGAGGTTAGCATCGATACGTTCAGCAATGCGTTCCTCTGCCATTTCCATAGTAATGTACAGAACGTTCTTACCTTGTAGAAGAGCGCTAGCGCCAACGTGACACATAAACAAAGACTTACCAACGCCAGTACCTGCCAAAGCAATGTTTAGGGTCTTGTCCGGCAAACCACCTTTGGTAATTTCATTCAGGTAATGTAAGTCGAATGGGATTCTTTCTTCTTTACGGTTATAGAAGTCGAATCGCTCTTCTGCATTGTCGATATAGTCGTGACCTACATTCGAATCGAACGCAACACCCAATGCTTCAGACAGAATATCTGGAATAGCATTCTTGGTTAGCTTATCATCCTTGCCATCCAGGATATCGATAGACTTCATAATGCCGATATGTAGTGCACGTTCCTGGCACCACTTCTCAGTCTTCTCTAGCAAGAAGTCTTCGTCAATATCCGTGGGTGAAAAGATCTCTGGAAGCATTGCCGAGATCTCAGTGAACATATCATCAGACATTTTGTCATCTTGTTCAAGATCAATACGGAATGCTTCCAGAGTAGGTAGGACATTGTGCTTATCAACAAACGAGCCAATCTGCTTGAAGATAACTTTCAGTGGACCTTCAAAGTAGTTTGGCTTAAGAAACGGAATAACCTTACGCAGATAGCTTTCATTAGTTAATAGGGATCGTAGGATAGTTCTGTTTAGGTTATCGCTCATTTAGTACCGCTGTTCCATCATCTAATCCAGTTTCAATAGCAGCCATTAGTACATCACCAAAGTACTGGCCAGCTTCTTCGTCATTATAGTCGTCTGGAAGTACAGTTTCATTCAGAATATGATATGCAAATCCTAGAGTAACATCATCCTCATCTTCTTTTGCATTATCAATAGATTCTAGTTTGATCTGCGTATATCGAACAATCGCTTCTTTATACTTGCCGGTTAGTAGGCGAATAGCCCATTCAGGCTCCTCAGAGATACCTACGTATTCGTAGTCTTCGTCTAACTTAATTTTCGATTTCTGTTTCATCTACAATTACAACCTCTTGATCTGGTACCATACCAACACGGTATTGTTTCTCAATAAACTCTTTGAACTTATTAGATTGGATTATATCATACCAGAAGTCTTTTGTTAACTCTTTTTGCCTAAAATTTTTCCCATCTATTTCGCCAGTTTCTTGGTCGACTTTGGCGTACCAGCCTTGTTTCGGTTTGACGACGAACTGACCTGCCAGAGCCACATCAAGTAGACCGGAATACTCATCGATGCCACCTTCCCAAGAAACCGTGATAGGAATGTTGGATTTTTCACGGACATATCTAGATTTCTCCACGTTGATTACAAAGTCATATCCGGTAACCTCAGTGCCCACTTTGTTCTGCCGACGACCAATGATCCAGATATTATCTGCTGAATAGTAGATGCCTGTACCGCCAGACACGATTGCCTTGGGAAACAAACCCATCTCTTGATATGTATGGTTGATTGCTAACATCGGAATGTCTTTCATGGTCAAGTACGGAGTTGCCATACGGAACAGACCTTTGAGTGCCTTGGCACGTGACATATCTGCCACAGACTTTTCGTTGAGGGTATCCTCTAGTTCCTTCTTGGATGCTACGTTACCAATAGAGTCAATGATAACGATAACTTTGTCATCACGGTCAATCTGCTCTAGTTGGTTAATAAGGTCGAACTTAAGTTCTTCGACGTTGGTAATAGGCGTGTGGAGTACACGATCAGTATCAATATCAAAGTTCTGGAAGTATTCTTGTGGCGAGCCAAACTCAGAATCGTAGAACAGCATCACAGCTTCAGGATACTTCTTCATATAAGCTGATGCGATCTTTAGAGCAAACGAACTCTTAAAGTGTTTAGATGGACCAGCAAGAACTGTAAGGCCTGGAGCGAGTCCGCCTTCCAGTGAGCCAGACAGTGCAACGTTCAGCATCGGAACGTCAGTGGGAATCATATCTTTGTCAGTAAAGAACTTGGACTTAGACAGTACTGCAGTGTGACTAAGCTTAGAATTCTTTTTGAGCTTATCCATAATGGACATGGACAATCCTTTCATTTAACGTTAAGAAAAGCATTCTACCATATTTTGAAGGGGAAGTAAACTATAAATATCTATACTATTATCATAAAGGGCAAACACCATGTTCAAAAGAATGTTTGCTGCTTTTATCATGACACTGGCGGCTTCAGCAGCGGTGGCTCAGGAAGAGACCACAACCACGACAAATGATCCCATTGTCACAGAGAATACCAC